GCTCGATGATGATGTTTCCCAGGGAAATTTCTATCTCGCCTTTTTTCGCCGCCGTGACCGTAATTTTTTTATCCTTTTGGATATTTACCTTGATCGGCATCTACAGCACCACCTTTGACGCGCTGCGTTTAACGTCGATTTTTCCTAAATCCGTGCCGATGACATCGCCCGACATAAACTTGCAGCGCACCTGACAAGTGAGCGGCGCATTAGGCAGGTGCAAGGTTTCCTCTTGACTCAGCGGAAACACAAAACAGCGATTTTCTGCGTCATAGCTGACCTCACGCGCCGCATAGGTCTTGCGCATATCGCCGATGATGATTTCCACGTCCAACACCTGCTCGGCGGTAACCTCGCCGTCCTCCGAGGCGATCGCAAATGCCATGCTATAGGCATCGCCCTGCATTACATCCATCTGCCCCACCTCACTCCGCTAAAATATACTCGTAATCCTCATCGCTTATCTTGCCCAGCGCGTGCAGGCGATCAACCATTGCCTTTGTCCATAGCCCACTTTGGTAATAATCGCGCATTTTTTCTTTAGTCATAATATCCTCCTTAGGAGTTTAAAAGCACTAAGTAGTCCAGATTCGCTTCGATCCGATCGGCTTGCGTGGGTTCAGGCGTAGGCTCGACATACTCTCTTGGTTTGCTTATGTCTACTTTCGCCATAGTATACATATCTAAAAAAATGCCATCATCATAGATTAACCCATTATATGGGTAAAGATTATCTTCTATTTCTACTACTTGAATTTTTTCGCCGTCTGCTGTATCTGGATACTGTGGTGTGTGATTGCTTTCTGTTACATCAATAACCTGTTTATTAAGTAAAGCAACATATTTCATAGCTTATTCGCTCCTTATTTAAAAATAATTTTAACATATCCTGGAGCACCGTCATCACCAGTGCTATAACCATTATCCCTGTACCTTGATGCACCGCCTCCACCTCCAAGGGTAGGATAAACCATAGTATGACCCGAATTGTTCTGTGCTCCGCCTCTTCCTAAAGAACCACCTCCGTAATAGGTATTACTTCCATATGCGCTACCGCTTAAACCGTTTTTGCCTGCACCGCCAGAACCTGTACCCGCACTGCTTGTACTTGCTCCGTTCCCACCAACAAGCGTTACTAAAGTACCAATTTGTGTGCTACCACCTTTTTGCGCAGCCGTCGTTCCGCTTGATACAAGTCTACCACCAGTACCCCCTTTTCCCACAGTGATGCTTAAGGTGCTATTGGGGGTAACTGAATATATTTTATTATATATTGCAGTCCCGCCAGCACCGCCTATTCCGGGAACTGTTTCCCCATAGTCACCATGGTCCTCATAACCTGCGTAGTCACCTCCACCACCGCCTGCACAAGCTGTAATGATTGCGATTGTTGCCCAGCTTGGCACGGTTAGTGAAAAAGTACCTGGGGATTCATACTCAAATGCAAAATCGCCGCCGCGATATTTAAGCCACTCATCTAATGACTTGGAAATACTTGTCCCCAGTGTGCTGTTTATCGCTTTTTTTATCTCTCCCCAGCTCATTTGATCACCTCCGAAATATTGCCATCTTCGTTAAAATTTATTTTTTTCGTCATTACCTGCGTGCCTGCCGTAAAAATCTCGTCTATACTGCCGTCGGCATTAAAGACTGTTTTCTTTGCGCTGCCGTCTTGGTACGTTTCCGAGATACTGCCGTCGGCGTTAAAAACCGTCTCGCACTCGCCAAATCCCTGCATCGCCATTAGATTGGCACGGTTCAGTGCTGTGCCGTTTTCCCAGCCGTCGGGGTACTCTACAGTTTTTTCCGCGCCGTCTATCTTGCGCACGTTACCCTTACCCGCAGGCGGTACGGCGTCTTTGAAATTTATCATAGGATCCCTCCTGCTTGCTCTACTCCGCACTGGATATAGGCGACCTGTATCGCCGCCAAAAGGTCCTCTATATCCAGCAGGAATTTTTCGATATTGTTTGCGCCGATATAGTCTAACCCCTCGAAACTCTCGGGGAAACTTTGCGGCTTGGTGCTGCTTACTTGATTTTTTATCAACGTGATTGCGCTCATCAGCAGCGCGGCGTCAGTGTCATAGTATATATCACTCATCGTCCAGTCAGTTGGCGGCGCGATTGATACAGGATATCCCATTTCGCCCATTTCTGCGGCTAAGCACTTGACCGCCTTACCTATACGGTTTATATCCGCCGCGTTATAGTAGGATCCGGGCGCGCGATTCGTCACCAGTGTAGCTAAAATTTCTCTGCAGTTTTCCGTCACACGCTCCCACCTCCGTACGCCGTGATACTGTCTAACAAACTGCCTGATAGATTGATTTCCTGCTTGATCACCGCCGCTTTGTCATGCGTGCCGTATACGCTTTCGATACTTACACAGTCGGCTAAATCCCGCGCGGGATTGCCCTGCGAAGTGATCGTATACTGATTGCGGTTTCCCACTAATTTTAAGATCCACTTCGCCACCTCCTGCGAGTTGGCCAAAGGATTGCTTATCTCCAAAAGCTGCAGCGGCTCGCCCGCCTGCCGGTTGGTTGCTGTATAGATTATCGGATCCCCGCCCGCGTATTCGTCGGCGACCTCGACCGTCACTTTGTTAATTAGTCCTGTGTCCTTGGTATTGCCCCACGTCGTCATCGTATCAGCGGTCAGCTCGTCCACGCTTTGACCGAAATCTATATCTTTTGCCGTGAGCCGATCCAGCCTGTCGATGTAGATGTGCGTCATCGCCGCCTGCGCTATCAGCCTGAGCGCCTCGCGGTGTGTGGTATCGGGCGGGATACATTTGCGGATCACCCGCGCCCCGATTGCCGCAGGTATGTCGGTTTTTATCTCCTCGCCGCTGTCAGCGATTACCGCCGCCACCGCCTGCGCGACTGTCCATGTACCGGTAGCGCCGATATTGCATTTGCCTTGATCCAGCCGATACAGCAGATCATACGCCGTTATCGTCGCCGTGAGTGCATCATCATTGGCTGTGGCGCTTTCAAAGTAGTATCGGCCCATATTGATACTCTCGCCGTCCAGCACAAGCATTGTATTAATGCCCTGCCCTTGCTGCAAAAATTTATATATGCCCTCAGGGTTTAGGACATTGTAGGCTTTATCGCTGTTATCGATCGTCACCGACAGCTTGCTCGTTGCCAGATTTTGCATATAGAGCGCGCTTTCCCATGTAATTTTCATATTGACGATTTTATCTTTTGTAAACTGCTGCAAATAGCCGAAAACTACTTCCGTCACCCTTACCCTGCGGTACGGCTTAGCCGTGCGGGTAAAGGTTACTGTTATTTTGCTGTAGTTTAGGCTCGGGCACTCGACTATGCGGATTACGTCCGTATTTCCGCTGACGGCAGCACCGGCTATCAGCGTGCCGCTTGCGTCATAGGTGTTTACGGTGAAATCCGCCGCCACTTCCTCCGCCTTGGTATCGAAAACGATTGTAAAACCGTCGCTCGATTGCGGCGTGTTGAAAGTATAGGTTAATGTCGGATTTACAGTAAAATTTCCCGCCGCGTTGCTTTGGGCGCTGCTCCACCAGCCGGTTTCGCCGTTAGTCTTTTCTTTACGCGGCAAAATCCAAGTGCCGTCCAGCTTCCACTGGTCAGGTGCGAGCGTCGCCAATTTCAAACTGTTCTGCGTGATTTCGTCGTGTGTTTGCGTTATGTCGGTAAAACTTAAACCCGCGACATTGGCGGCAGCGCTTGCCACCTCTGCCGCGTCGACATCGATCAGCTCAAACTGCACCGCCGCATTAGGCGTGATCTCATCCGCATAAGGATTCCAAACCGAGCTTGTTGCCTGCATTTTACTCGACCCCCTGCGCGGTAAAAGTAAGACTCACGCCGTACCACATCGGTTTGCCGTCTTTAAACTTAAATATCCCTGTCGAGGGATAGGAAATGCTGAATTTCCCGCTTTTATCGTTTCCGTCTTGGTCGGGATAGTCCACCTTGAAAAAACCGCCCAGCCGCAAGAGCGCCGTCAATTCGGCAAGCAAATCATTCGGGAACCAGTCCCATTCTGCCGTGAAACTCGGGCGAAAGCCTTGCACATACTGCACTCTGCGCCCGCTGACCATTTCGACCTCAGTCGCTACCAGTGCGCCGCCCATCGAAATTTTTTTTGTGCGCGGCAGCTCGATTGCTTGATTTTGGGCATTGTAGATTTTAAGTTGTTGCAAGGCTAACCCCCCTTTGTTTCGAAACATTCAGCAAATCATTGAAAACCGTTTCGGCCAAGACTTCGCCGTTCGGCAGCACGACCTGCGCCACCACCGTGACCGCCTTGTCCTGCATCACGCCTAAACCGTTAATTAGGCTTTCGACCAATCCTTGGTTTTGCGCGCTCTGCGAGGCTTGCGGCACAATCATTTCGCCGGCGCTTAGCAGTTGCTGATTAAAATTCTTCATGCTGTCAAACGCCGTTTTTGCGCCTTTGTCGATGCCGAGCGCCAAGCCTTGCGGTAAGAATTGTCCGATTTCATCTCTAAAAACTCGTGAGGGCGAATTGATATGGAAAAATTCTTTGACATTATCCACGATACTGCTGCACCAGTCCTTGATCTGGTTTTTCAGCCACGAGGATTTACTCTTGATCCCCTCCCACAGACCGCTCACGACGTTTGTGCCGATAGACACAAATTGCTTGATCATTGTAACGGCGCCGTCGGCTGCTTGTTTCAGCATATCTACCCCGGCGCTGAAAATATCCGGGAAAAGACTTGCTATAGTCGTGGTTAGTGTCCACACCATTTTTACCGCCGCCGCCATGATGTCAGGCAAATGCAAAATCAGACCTTTCGCAATCTCACCGATGACTTTCGCGCCAAATTCCAAAAACTCGGGCAATTTGTCTATGGCGGTATCCACCATATTGCCGATGCCCTCTTCCAGCGCTTTATCCGCGCCGTCCACGCCGTTTACAAAATCGTTAAATCCGTCAATTATTTGCACGATAGACGGCAGGAAATCTGCCAACAGTCCGTTTTTCACATCCTGCACCGTGCCGCCAAGGTTGGCCAAGCTTTCGTCTAACTGCGCCTGCAAATCGCGCGCGGTCATGATTCCGGCATTGTTTTCCTCGTAGGCTGCCGCCGCGTCCTCATAGGTTGCCGCCAGCGTTTCGGTGATTAATGCGTTTCTTTCCTGCTCCGTGCCCAGCGCGGCCAGCTTTTCGTTAAACTCATCCTCCGAAATTCCGACCCAGTTTAGCGCATCGGCCAAGACACCTGTTACCGTGCCGACCTTAGCCGTCTCATTGGACGCCTCGATCAGTGAATTTATTGGCAAACTATCGCCAAAAGTAGCCATAACACCGGTAGCCGTGCGCGTCCATTTATCCACATCCTGCTCATTTTCCGCTAATTGTGCTAAAAGCTGCGTACTTTCCGCCGCCGTATCGCTGTCACCTAGGATTTTATAAAAATCCTTGTACGCCTTACGCGCGCTTTCGCTGCTCTTGCCGCTGGTCGTAAATGCACTGTCGACTTTGTTTAAATTCTCCCGTACTTCCTCGGTAGCCTCATCTAAATTGATAAAAGACCCGGCGATATTAGCGACTGCCCCTGCGACCGCCGAGGCGGCATTGGCCAAGACATTACCGGCGAAAATATCTTTTAACGATGTTCCGATTTTGCCGCTCGCGTCCTCGACATCATCTAAACTATCGCCCAGTTTATCTGCCGCGGTGCCCAAATTTGCAAAATCTGTTTTGCTTTTCTGCAGCTCCGTCGCAGTTTTATTGATCTGCGTTTTCAAATTCATCGCGGCCGTTAGCTGTTTGTTATATGCATCTTGCGCTTTCCCGGCCTCAACCGAATTGTCGCCAAACTCTTTTTTAGCCGCGTCTAATGCCGCGCCGAGATCTCCCAATCTGCCTACTGACCGTTCATACTGCGTATTCATCAGCTTCAGCTTATCTTCTTGCTTCGCCATGATTTTTTCCAAAGCCTCGCCCTGCTTGGCGTTCTTTTCTTGGCTGTCGCTCATATCATCCATGCTGGCTGCTGTCAAATCCATTTCGCTTTTCATGGCTTTTAATTCGCTGTCTATCGCCTTTAGGCTGTCCCGATATTGCTTTTCGCCGTCTATTTCTATCTTCGCACCGATATCCGCCTTATCTGCCAAAAATCTCACCTCCTCGCCTTAAAAATTAAGGGCTATGTCCCTTAGACATAGCCCTATTTATACTCCATCAGCTCCCAGAAGTCTTTCTCACGCTTTTTCTGCTTAGCCTCTCCATTCATAATCTGCTTGATTGCTATATAATCCATGACTTCACCCCATGGCAATAGCCAAGCATGATCATAGTCTAATCCTGCCTGCATTCCCTGCCATGCCAGCCACGACATTGTATCTATTTCGATATCTCTGCCGTGGCTTTTTGGTTTGGGAAAGTCTCGACCTCACGCTCCATGCTTAGCCGCACTGTTTCGTCGATTTTAGCCATCATCGGCGCAAAATCCGCCATATCCAGCCCATAGCCCACCATTTCTTCACTTAGCGGCTCGGGATTTTCCATGCCGTTTAGCTTGGCATATCTTGCGCCGCAGTTCATCATCTCCGCCAAAATGATAATTGCGTCGCAGATGTCAGGTTTCGCCATTGCCTCGCTCGCCTTTTCTGAGCCTCCGTAGCGTGCGGATAAATTCGCGATACCTTTTAGCGATAAGCACAAAATGTACTCTTTCCCTTTTAGTTCGATTGTCGTTGTACGCATTTTATCCCCCTTAGGCTGTGATATTTAGAAAACTATTGAGCAGTGCCTCTGCCTCCGCCTCGCTGTCTAACGGGCTCGACATTCTGCGCCATTCGTGTTTGGCAGTATCGTCGCGCATCAGCGTTGCTGTAATCTCCGGTGTCTGCCATTCGATTGTTTCGCCCTGAGTCGTCAGCGCGTCGCCCAAATTTTGAAATTGGATTTTCGGATAAACGATCGCCACCCATTTTGTTTGATTGTTAATCTGCTTTTTCCCGATTGCTCCGAAACCCACATACGGCGTTTCCTGATCGTCGTTAAACAGCAGCCATTTTGCGTCAGCCGTAGTCACCGCATCTACACCACTAATTGCGCTTTCCGTCACGCCTAAAATTGCTGCCATCGGTGCAGGCAGCAAATCATCGGTATTTAGTGTCAGCGTACCGCCGCCGAAACTGTTTGCACTCTCCGCCGCCCCATTATCGGCGTATAAAATATTGGTATCGCCGCCGTCCAAGGACATATCCAGCGATACCGCTTTGCCGATCACCGCCCCGCCGGAATAGGTGACAGTCGTGCCGTTATTTTTATAAATTGCATACTTAGGCTTACTCAAACCTATATTTGCCATTATTTATTCACCCTTTCATGATTTTCTCTATCTCTTCGTTAAACGTTTCCTGCATTGCCGTCTGCGCCTGCTTGCGTGCTTTGCGGACCGCAATTTTTACGAAATCATACTTCCCGCCGCGCCAGCTCACGCCCTTAGCCACCACGCGGGCGATCATTGCATTAGGCTGACCCTTAGCGCGGTACTTGCCCACGCGCAGTTCGTTGTAGCCGTTAAAACCGATACGCGTGTTTGTTTTGCCGCTCTCAGTTATGATGTGGGCGATACCTAAACCGTCTTTTAATCCCTCGCGCTGGACACGATTTAAAAGGCTGTTTGGGATCTGGTCAATTTCGGCGCGGATTGCATTTGCTGTAGCGTCGGCACCGCTATAAACGACTTTAGTCGATATGCCCACCATATCGGCATTAAGTGCCTCGATTTTTGCGATATACTCAGTTAATCCGTTATAGCTCATTTTTGCCATTACCCGAGCACCTCCCAGTCCCAGGAATGGTGATAAAATCCCGTATCTTCCTCATACTCGATAAAGGTATAGCTGTAGCTGATTTCCGCTTTGTCAAACGCCGCGCCCAACTCCTCTACCCACGGGTCAAACTCCTGCTTAGTGTATAAATCCGTCGAGCCTTGCATAGCTCGCTCCGCATAATTATTGCTCGCACGAAGCGCATTCTCTCCGTCCTCCTGCCAGACGAAATAGCGCTCGCTGTTTAGCCGCCTGACATGGCTTACGCTGTCCGTGACCTCGCGGTGGACAGCAATTATTTTTTCATACCACGTCACCCCTTAGCACCTCCCTGCTCAATCCGCACCAGCGCGATGTCCAAGCTCGGAGGATACGCATCATCGGCGCTTTGCACGCTTTCTATGCGGTACCACACGCCGTTTTCCGTTTGGGCTTGGTCGCGATTCGTGACCTCTATCCTGCTCCTCGGCACACGGATTACCCGCTCTATCTCCGTTTGCAGCTGTTTCGCCTGATACAGGCGGTTGATGCCTAACCGCTGCTCCTGATAGCGCAATGTTACTTTCAGCGTCCTCTTTTCCGCAGGCGCATAGCCGGGCGCCGCCTCATCTGTCACAGCATAAATTTTCACTACCCCGTCGCCAAAGTTCTGCGTGATTTCGTTATTCACCCGATACGGCATTTTCTGCGGCATACTTTTCCACCAGCCTCTCGTGGCGCATAGTTAAAATTTGATTCATATAGTTAGTTTCAAACACATCTAACGCACTTGAATAGCCGTAGCGTACATATTCCAGCAGTAACGTCCGCGGCATTCCGTCAGCCTCATAATCTAAAACTCCGCCGCCTTTTAGATCCAAGTAGGCCGTCCCGGAAGCAATCAAGCCACAGACTTTATCGTCCGTGGCTTGATCATTCCAAGTGATATTCAGATAGTTTTCGGCCGCCGCCAAAAGCTCGGGCGGTACTTCGTTGCGCTTAATCATTACGACTTAGTAACCGTCACAGTGTATTTTTTCGTGGTAGTGCCGTCTTTGGCGGTGACGGTGATTTCTACCGTGTTTGCGCCGCTCTTCCAAGTGGCTGCCGTGCCGTTAGCGATAACTTCGTCGTTAACCTTGACTTCGATCGTTGCCCCGGCATTATTCGGAACTGCATTGACTACATTGCTGCCATTGGTCGTAGCTGCCGTATAGGTTGTAGTCCCTGCCGCAAAGTTCGGCGACAAAGCCAACGCCCCGATTTTCAAGCTGGACAAAGTAGCGTCTGCCGACGGATCGGGTGCAGTCACTTGCTCCACTTTCAGCACTGCCGCGCGCAAGTTGCTGATATCAAGATAAGCAAAAGCGTTATTATCAATCGGGAACCCGTTAGCATACAGCTTGATAACGTATACGCGGTTGTCCTCTAAAAACTGGTACTGGTCGCTGTACTCGATACGGCCGTCTTTGCTGCTCATGCCGACAGCGGCAAAGTATTTATAGGCCATGCCTAAAACCGCCTCACCCGGTTTGACTGCCGCCGTCTGGATGATTTCCATCGGGTAGGGCAATACATCATTGCGGTAGCTGCCGTCAGCTGCCATGAGCGTAGTTGCAGGCATAATCTTGCTGAAATAATCTGCCGGATTAACCAACAAAATGACATCGCGCACTTCACGCGGTTTGCCGTTCGGATCCACCGCTAAAAGGCTTAGTAAATTGCCGATAGTTTCCGCAGAAAAATCATTGACTGTTACTTTGGCTTTGGCAGGATATTTGCCGCCTACTACCGCCGCATTTTCGGATACATCGCGGATCATGCCGATCGGTTCATCTTTGCCGGTGCCGTTTACAAGACCGTTTTCCAAACCGTTGGCCAGCATTTCATATAAAACCTGACGAACGAAATTATCCAGCCATTCATAGCCTAAATCCAGATTTGCTTTGCAGACAGGGAGAAATGCCGAAAGTTTAAGCAAGCCTGTATCTACTTCTTTAAACCCGCTCATCGCCTCCTGCACAATCTCTGAGCACAGAGTACCCCAGCGTGCCTCTTGGTAGCCGTTGGTGTTCAAATACATGCGGATCGCGCCGCCTGTCTGGAGAAATCCGACCTTGGCCAAAAGCGGATGTCTGGTCTGCAATTCATCGAACACCGAATCGATGATCGTTTCCGGCATGATGACATCGGTCAACCCCATTTTGGGATTAGCCAACTTGCTTGCGTCTCTCAGCGCCTGATAAAATTTCTTTTCTGCGCTGGTGAGCTGGCGCACGCCGCGAGCCTGCAAAATCTTTTCATCTTGCTGATCGATCACGCTTGCCATGTGCTCTTCATACTCCCTGCGCACATCTTGGCCGACAGCCTCCATTAGCTGTTCCAGCGCCTTAGCATATGCCTCAGGATCGTTATCTTTGAATGCCTGCATCATCAGGGCATTGGCCTGCTCTTTGGTAGTATTTTTGTCGTCATTGTTTCTCATTTTTTCAATCCTCCTGTTTTTTCGCATAATTTAAGCCGGCCAAAGTTTGAAACAAGGTCGGCTTTACTTCTTCGTTTTTTTCTTTCACTTCTTTGCTTTCTTTTTTGATCTCTTCTTGCAAACTTTGCATTTGCGCTTTTAGGCTCTGGCGGATTTTTAAGCTTTGCTCTAAATTCAAATTTGCCTTTTTGAGCATTGCCTCGGCTCCGCTCATGTCAGCCACTTTATCGCTTAGCTTATCGGCCAGTCCCATGCGCACGCAGTCCTCGGCTGTAAGCCAAGTCTCCGCGTCCATCATTTGCGCCAGTTCTTCCTCGGTGAGTTTCTCTCCGGCTTTATTTAGATATGCCGTGCGGTTTGCTTTGCCGATGACTTCTAAATCCTCGGCGGCTTTTCTTAATTCCGCCGCATTGCCCGCTGTATACATCCACGGATTATGGATCATCATCAAGGCATTACTTGGCATGATGACCTCGTCGCCAGCCATAGCGATAACCGAGGCGATCGAGCAGGCGAAACCGTCTACATACACCGTCTTTTTGCCGTTATGGCGTTTCAACTGGTTGTAGATCGCCGTCCCCTCAAAGACACTACCGCCGTAGGAATTGATATAAATATTTAGATCGGCATTCGGATACTTGGCCAACTCGTTGCGAAAATGATTAGCGCTGGTTTCGCTTTCGATGACCTCCTCCAGTCGTAGCCGTCGCTTTCGACATCGCCGTAGATGTATATATCTACCGTATTTCCTTGGGCTTGCTGTTTTATCTCCCACATCTTTTTATGCATTTACTCACCCCCTCCCATTGGTGTCGTCGCTTGCTCCACAGTGCTGAAATTTTTAGTAATGTAATATCTGTTCGCCCATTCCTCGTTTATTACAGCTTGTCCGGCGGCGCGGCGCACGTCGTTGATACTAAACGCACCAGAGCCGATTAGTTTTTCAATATTTGATGCATTGCCAAATATATCAAAATGGCGAATATTCGAGGTATCTATGCGGATATAGTCTCCGCGTTTCCATGCGTCATAGCCGTAGCGCTTGCGGTTGATCTCCTCCTGCAGCTGATCGCACAGAGGATCGATACATACTGTGAGCCATCGCTCCATAGCGTCAGCAGTGCCTGCCACATCGCCGAAAAGCAAAACAGGCGGGATATTAAAACATCTCGCCGCCAGCGTAAAAATATCGTTAACCAGCGACCTGATGTCTGCACTGTCACCGCCTGCGCTGCTTTCAGCCATATCCGTGTAGGTATAACCGTCAAACTCCGGCAGGATTGCACGATCGTTTGTCAAGAAAGGCTTGATCTGCTTTTCGACCATCTTGGCGAAATTGCCGTCGAAATCCTCATCACCCTGCGCCATACGATCGACATGGACTTTCAGCCGCGGGTTATGACTGCGCCTGTAGTAGTTTTCCGCCGCCTGATATAATCTGGCATAGCTTTGGTTCATCATGTCCAGATATATTTTTATATCCTGACTGTTCAGTTTGAAATGCAGCACATCGCGTTCTTTAAAATTTTTGTGATAGTCTAAAGTATCTACCACGACCCCGCTGTAGACATTCTCTTTCTCGGCGTACTCCTCCACCGCGAAACTATCCGCGACTAAAAGCATTTCATCATCACTGCCGCGCTTTTTTACGCTGATGACCAGCGCCTCATTATCGCTGTATAGTTTATAAATCAGCTTGTGCAGAAAAACTGTGCTGTTTTGGTTGATGTTTGGCTCGATATTAAATGTGTAAAATTCTTTTTCTTGAATTTCTTCATTCCCGCGATAAGTCTTAAACTCCACTTTTCCTATCGCATTAGCGATCAAAGATACGCAAGTGTTAAACGCCAGCTCGCGCAGTCCGAAATCCACGACCGCATTTTCTAAATCCAAATTGCAAAATTCCAACGTCTTGTCATCGCTTTTTGGCTTTCCCAAAAGCCAATCTTTAATTGATATTCCCACTATCTCACCTCCTTAAAATGCTATTGCTCCGATCGGCGGCAGGCTGACCGCTCTACTTATCAGCACATCTTCGCAGCACATGGATGCCGCCAGCGCCATAAACGGATCCGTTTTGCGGCTTTTCGCCTCGATTTTCCCATAAACAAAATTTCCTGTATCCGCACCGATGTTACGGCTGGACCGCATACGTTTCGTATTATTGACCGCCCAGCGCAGGCAGGGATTATCTCCCCAGACAAATAGATTTCTGTTAAAACATTCTTGCACCACCGGTTCTACCTGCATGATGTCGCTCGGCCGAATTAGTTTTACTTTTGTTTTATCCCGCGCGTCAAATCCTATCTTGCGCAGGCTCTCGGCCATGAGCGTATGTCTAAAAGTATCCATCGCCACCATGCGGACGTTATACTTGGCTGACATTTTTTTGATGTACTCGCACAATAAATCCGGATGAATGCTGACATCATCCACCACTGTGATTAGCCCTTTTTCTGCCCATTCTTTCCACGGTGCCTTGACACGGTGTAAATCCTTACTGTTTAGGCACATCCACGCATGATTTATGTCATAGCGCTTATCGCCTAGTTTGAAATGCAGATTAACCGCTGCCCAGTCTGTCAGCTCCGCATAGTCTATCCCTGCAGTGCAGCTTTGGCGGGTGAGATCAGGCAGCGCCACATTAGTAGCCTTGATATTTTCATAGTCGGTGACGGCAATTTCCAAATCTGCTCTCGGCAGATTAAATCGCTTGGTATATAAATTTATTTTGACGATATCATCAAACTGCGCCTCGAGGTTCTCTTGCTCCATCTGGATTTGTAGATTAGGCAGATACGGCAGCGACGGATTTGCTTTCACCCATTTATCCTTATCCTGTGCCTCGGCATCGTTATCCAGTTTG